AACGTGCTTTTTAATCTCGTCACTTTGCGTTTCACCAACCGATAAATTGTTTGATGCATTTCTAATAAATCGGTCTTCAGCTAATGGCACATTTGAAAGAGAACCATATTTACCGACTAAGTGACGATATAACTCTGGGTAATTTTGCTGTGTAACGGTTGTTCTGATTGAATCAAAGGCAATCCAGCCTGCAGGAATGTTATCCACGGCAAAATAAGCCGTCATGCCTGTGTCGCTACGAGTTAAATCAGGAAGTTGGTTGCTGTCGCCCAAAGTGCGGTATAAATCGGGAAAGGTTTGTTGGTTAAATGTCGTGCCATCGGCTTTTAAAAAACCAACGGGATTAGTTACCGCACGAGGAAATGACACCACCGCACCAATAGGCACGCCGTCGCCGCCTGTCTCTTTCCATTCTGACCAATTTGAGCCATTAAAAAAGCGTGTTTTGATTTTGTTATCATTTGCTTTACGTGCAATTTGACGCACCGCATTTGTTGCCCCACCGCTAACTACTTCAATATGCCATGCCCCATTTTCGGGTAGATTTTGACCGCTTGCTAAGTAATAATTGCCATCGGTTTTATAGCCATTGGCATCGCCCTGCCCTTGTTCTACTTTAAAATTCCCAATACCATAGCCTGCAAGTGTATTAGGTTTGTTTATAATATGTTCGTTAAAACGAGGTTTGTAGCCCTCATGGAAAAGATGATAATTATTATACGAAATACGATGATTTGAGCCGTGTAATCTCAATGTATCATCGCCAAATACCAGATGTGCATTATCAGAATCTGCACCAATATAGACTTTATACCCATTATCCCAGTGTCCTTTATTTGCAGAAATCAACACGCCATTTTGGAATTTAGTCTGGCTACGGAATAATTTATCCCCCGCTATTTCTTCATTGCCACTTAACCCCACTTTACCGTCCGCCGTAGTTTTGGCTTCTACTGCTTTGTCATAGGCGGTTTTCACGGCTTTTGATGTTGCAGCTTCGGTTTCGCTGTCGCTGTTAGTAGCTGAGCTTAGTTGCACGATCCCTTCGGTATTAATGTTTGAGCGTGGTACATTAAGCACCTTGGCATAATCAACCTCTCCAACAGCAAGGCTTTCCGCTTTTTTGGCTGCTTGCGTCGCTTCCTCTGCTTTTTGTGTAGCAATAGTCGCACTTTGTGTTGCAGATGATTTCGCACTTGCTAAATTTACGGCTAATTGTGCTGCTTTTTGTGCATAATGGTAAGCAGAATATTTTTCATCTAAAACAACTTCATTTTCAGGATTAGATGCCCATTTACGCGCCATATTTTCTGATTCATCCGCAGATTGGCTGCTTGATAATGCAGAAGTCGCAGCTTGTTGAGCCGTTTGTGTATTGGTCGCAGTGATTTGGGTGTTTTTTGCAACCTCTTGCGCGGCTGATGCAACTTGTTGTGCTTTTTGGATGACATCATCACGTGCATTATTCACACTGGCTTCTGTTTCCGTTAGCATTTTGAATGGAACAGGATGATTTGGGTCGCTAGGTTCGGGAATTAATGGACTGGTTGCAAAGCCTTTTCCATCATCACGCATTGTTGGGATACGCTCAAAGCTCGCTTGGATGGCATCAAATTCATCAGAAACTGCCGTGCCATCTGCCTTGGTGTAAGGGGTAAATTGATGGGTGCGTTGATACCACGTTCTTTTTTCATCAGACACGATAATTTCTCCGAGTTATGTAGTTGAGAATAAGCCCACTGATTTCAAATTGTGGGGAGTAAATAGATGAACCAGAAAATGACAGTGCGATATTGCGACTGTAGCCAGATAAATAGAATGTTGGTGTGGAATAATCTTCCGCTGACCATAGGAAATCATTCCAAAAGGAATCATTCCAACGCCCACCGCCACCAGCGATTTGCAAATCCTTGCTCAATGTTGATGCATGGTAGTTAGAATTGTAATCAAGATCGAAACGATAACTTAATTTAGATTTTCCCTCTGTAGTCGCTTGCAATTCTGAGCTATGCCAACTTTTAATCAATGTTGGCGACCCACAATGGTTAAATGCCATTTTAATAATCCAATCAATTGGCTTTCCCGAAAAGGAATAACATTTATCAGATTGGCGATATACCTTACCGTCATCAAAAGCCAAGTAAACTTGTTCTGGTGATTGCCATACCCCACGTAAAATCTCAGGATAAGTAAAAAATGTACTCCGTGTTGATCCATCAGCTTGTAACATCATACAAATATGACGACCTTCTTTGGAATAGAACCGAATCTGATTTGATTTCGGTTTTGTGGAAGTATAAGTAATGTTGTAATGTTGCTTGTCGAAACCTAGTTTACGATTGGCATCTACTTCACTTAAGCGAAAATCGCCAAATTGCTCAGTTTGATCGATGCGTGTAATACCATTTTTACTAATAGCTAAAGGAACGAATGTTGTTTGTAATGTTTCAGGTACAATGCCGATAGAAGAAACTTCTTTTAAAACCCAATCATCACGCCCTGAACCATAAAGCCCCGCTATTTTATTGCGGCAACCAATAATTAATACCCCACCAACAGTGGAAGAAAGTGCAGTGATTTCATCACCTAACCCCAATTGTTCTGAACCGAGTAAAACCGACCATTGGTTAGGACGCCCCACTAAAGCATGTCCTAATTGCCCACCTGGGAAAGAGGCAAATAAGTGATTACGGTGTGCACAGATATATTGCGGATTATTACTATTCACCAAAATTGGAACGATTACCCCATTTGGCCGCACTTCAATGATTTGCTCTCCATTACAGCCGTAAGCATAAAATGTATCTGCACCGCCATAAAAATTGTGATAAATAAAGTGCCAAGACAATCCTTTTGATAATTTGACTAACTCGCAGTGATCAATGGTTGCAACAGTCTCCCCTTTTATTTGTAAAGGTTGATTTTCAATAACCGATTGAGAGAGAACCACGTAACCAGATAAATTATCTGGGGCAAGCGTGACTGAATGGATAATCCCACGACTGCTAGCGGATATAAACTCAGCACCATTCAGTAAATTCTCAGGTTTTACCACGTTTTTTAGTTTAACTAGATAGGTATTCGGTATGGCTGACCATCCTTGACTTGAGCTGATAAATCCACCGCACTTTTCTCCGTTATCTCGAAAGGCAATGACTTCGTTATTGAGTTCTAGTACGCCACGAATTGGGTTTTCTCCTGGTACGGTAAGCACATGGTCTACGCCCAATTGAAAAGCGGTCGCACGGTAGCGTAAATCATCTTCTAACTCTCCTTCTGTAGAGCTATGCACGTAGTGAGCTGTGAAAGATGTTCCCTCTACGCTAAAAACATTGCCATTGGCTAAATTTAATGGGCGTAATGCTGCAACAACAAGTTCTTGCGCTAACACATCAATAATTTGATAACGTTTTCCTTGATGGTTGAAGGTTTTATTAAGAAAGGATTTATCTTGAGGAATTTCATTAACCACTAATACTGCATAATCCATCTCAGAAGGAATCATTTCTCCGTCAATGCATTCATAACCTTCAATGCGTGAAAAACCCCCACCATAATTAGGTTGCACATTTAACGCGATAATCGCTTCACTGTTCGCCTTTGCAATCGGTGGCGTAGTTAAATCCATGCCACCGCTGATGGCGATAAATTGTGATTGAATTCGTGGAAGTTGTGACATTATTTGCCTAATGATGGAGTGGGTAAGAATCGTTCGCAAAGCAAATGAAGATATTTATCCCATTCATTTTGCCCGCGGATAACTAGCTCTTGCGCATTTTGTGACAGGGCTTTACTTTGCATAGCGTAATACACAATCGCCACGTGGAATTGCTTAGGAATAAATGGTGTATCAGAGGACGCTTCTAATTCTTGAAGATTATCACTATCAAAACCATTTTCCCAAAATCGCTTGTTCCACGGGCGTAAAGATTGAATATCTAACCATGCTTCACGAATAGCATCAACATACTCAAGGTTACGACCAGTTTGATTGGTAACATTATGCGGGCCTTCGCCTGTATCGTTCATTTCACGACGTAACCGTTGAGCAAGCTGCAAGTAATTCATTAGGCATCACCTAATACAGTAATTGAATAGCGAGGAGCAAAGTATTCGCTATAAGTACCGTCTTTGTTTTGTTCAAAGCGATGTTCGCCAGCTTTAGAAAGTAAAACATAAACAGATTCGGGTACGGAAACTTCTTCTCCGCGTTTAATTAATATATCCAAATCATTAAGACCAACATACACATCACTGTTGTCAGTTTCACTTGGTGCAATGATAATGCGCACACGTTTAGGCAAATCAGCTGGAGGAATTTCTTTTGACTTGTTTCCTGTTGGCATATCGGGGCGCACCAAACCACTGGAGCTTTCAAAATCAAGAATAGCTTGAACAAGCTCTTCTTTCTTGCCATCTTTTTCCACGCCACATTGTTCGCGTAAATGCGCAACCAATTCTTCTTTTGTGGCTTTTTTCAGATCAATAAATGGATATGACATAGGTTTCCTCATAAAAAAAGAAAGCCCTCACGAGGAGGGCTTGAGTTTCAAATTAAAGTGCGGTTGCGGCAACTTCCAAACGAACTAACCACGCATCATTTAAGATTTTACCAGCCCACCAAGTTTTCCAACCAACGGAACCAGTTTGGCCAAGTTCATCGCCTTTTTCAGCTTTACCAGGATTGCGTACCAAAATTTGTGCTGCATCTTTGCCTTTCAACGGGCAAACTGCATAGGCTTCTTGACCAAAGATCGCAATTTTGTACACGTCCGCATTTGAACCACCTGTAGATAACACTTTACCAGTAGCAGATGCACCTGCATTTGCTGTTGGGGTAAGCAATGGCGTGGTAATAAAACGCACATTTTCTACCGTACCGAACTCTTGTGGAACGATTGGCTGACGAGAGCCATATTCAGCAACTGAGGTAAAGCCTGGCAAATTGCGAATATCCGCTTCCAAGTCTGTGTGGCAAACAGCAATATAGGCTGCTTCAATCGGTTTAGTACCGTATTTGATTGAACCATCCAAAATATTAGTTTTTTTCTTCGCACGGTTGCGTTGTAATTTACGCACTGCCGCACGTACGTGTTCTAATTTCAAAGCTGTATTGACTTGTGAAGTTGCTGAACCATTAGCAAAAATCACGTTAGTACCACCGCTGATTGCCCCCCACGTTGCAAGCTCAGTGGTTTCTGCTGCTTGCTCACCAGAAAGCATGGTCATGTCGGACAATACAGGATCTTCGTGAGTATCTTGAATCACATCGGTGATTTCAGTCCACGCACCAAATTGTTGTAAACGGCATTCCACATCTTCATACACCATTTTTTGGGATTCAGGGCGAACACCTTCAGTTAATGGAGTTAAAGCTGGTGCAAACGGTTTTGGACGGCGGAATTTAATCACTTGGGATTTGTTTTGTGGGATTGGTTTGGTTTGACCAAGTTTAGTCAAAATCAATACCGGTTCAGCATGAGCTAACATTTTAGCTTCTGCATACACTTGTGTGCGTTGGGAAATATCCGTAGATTTAGTTGTAGCCATAATAATTTTCCTCAAATGAACTAACTATCGCTGCTTAGCAAATTGAGCAGCTAATTGATCGAATAACGCATCTTCATCAATTTCATCACCGCCTTTTGGCGCACTGCGCCCCGTTGGGAGAGACATGGCGGATAATTGTTGAGAGCGTTTATTACGTTGCTCAGTGATGGAGGATGTTGCACGTTTGTACTCGTTGAGTAAATAAATCGCATCTTGCGGATCGTCAGAGCTAAACATTGCTTTAACGCCATTTGGTTGCGTATCTACCCAACGATGGAACATAGGGTCGCGCAAGATATTATCTGCATCAGGAACGGCTTGAGTGACTAAAGAAATAGAGGTATCAAGTTGTTGTTGCGCAAAATCTTGAACGTTGGCTTCCACCATTTGAGCGATTGGGGCAGAAACATCTTCAAGGCGTTTATTTTGTCCGGCAATAATGCGGGACAATAACTCTGCAACTTCAGGATAATCAGCACGCAAACTTTCCAATTCTCCATCAAAGGAAGGTTGGTTTTGTTTGAGCTGTTCTAGAGCGGCTTGTGCTTGTTGATATTTCTTTGCGAACGCACCAGCACGACCACGATGAGATTTAGCCATGTGTTCGTAGCGTTCTTTGTCTGCTTTCATTGAGCGGAAATGCTCTTTCACTTCGTCAGTGGCATTTGCTAACCATTCAGGCTCTTCCTCTTTTGCTTCCGGCGTTTGCGGGTTGCTTTCTTGAGGAGGATTTTCTCCACGCTGATCGGGCGCAGGCTGATTGTTGTCATTTGCAACAGGCGGCTCGTTGTCGGCAGTTAGTCCACCTGATTCAAGTTGATTAGCGGCTTCGTCAAAAGCGGCATCAGCATTAAATTCTACGGTGTCTTGATTTTCCATGTATTACCTCTTTAAGCAGCATAAAGCGGCTTGTGATAATGCGTTAATAAAAAAGCCCGCTGAAATTAGCGGGCCTGTAATGTTGGGTCGAGTTCACCAACAAGATCTTGCAGTTCTTTGATTCTTCCTCTAAGAACATTGTATTGTTGCGGCGTTAAACCTTCACCGCATAAATCTTGTTTATACTCAATAATTCGAGTATTCAGATAAATAATCAGAGATTTTTTATCTGCTTCATTTTGCAATTTTAGTTTCTGCATGAAAACTCCAATAAAAAACCGAACTGTATTTCTACAATTCGGCTATTGTGGAGAATTCTACTGCAAAATTTTTTATTGTCAATAGATTAATTTGTGTTCAACCCCTCCATTATGCGGTATTTACGCAACATCTGAGCTTGCACTCTGCTCATGTCCTTATTGTAACGTTTAATGCCGTTTTCATAAGCAATTGCACTAATTTTTCCTGAGCGCAATGCACGAGTTAGATTAGCTTTTTCACTTCTTGCTTTCTTAACAATACTCTCTTCTTGCTCATGGAATTTAATTAGTTTCATCTTGTTGGCATCTAACCAATCACCTAACTCATTGCGTTCTTTGCGAGATTTGTATTCTTTATAAACACTTCCAGCCTCTTCGCTTGCCTCATAGTAACGGCTTTGAATAGCAAATTCGTTTGTTGTGCCAATGAATTGATTTAAGAATGGCGTACGTGCTTTTCTTCCAAGCTCTTCACGATTAGGATTTTCCACAAATACAGTATTCAACTCTTTAAGACTACCAAGTATTGAGCTATAACCATCAAACAAGTTTTTAATTTGCTCAGGGTGCATATCAATACCCATTGTATCGTTTAGATTAATCGCCACATCTTTCCAAAATTGAGCAGTTGTCGCCTTAGATTGTTCTGCTTTTAATTTATCATCACGCACATAGTTAGTTGTGATCTTATTACCAAAAGCAGATCGATTTACAACGTTTTGCATAATTGGTTGCAAAATAGTTGGCGTTGCGGTTAATGCGATTTTTTCCATTGGATATTTTGCTGCTGAAATTTCAGATGGAGATACTGGAGAAAATGTTTTCAATGAATGCACTAGCATATTTGCACCAGCCTCAGTCAATGAAATATCACCAACAGCACCTTTTACAATATTTGTTGAGAAGTTCCAAGCCATTTGTGCCATACCAAAACCAACTGGAATTTTAAAATATTTCCCTTCACCTAGTGGAATCGGGATATATCGAGTGATATCGCCAAGTTGATCCATTTTATTCCCGCCCTCATCCTCATCATCCATTGAGCGCAATACAGTATAAAGTGAAGTCATTACCGCCATATATCCAATAAAGCGGATTTGCCCTTTACGAGTGGATAGATAACGCATTAAGTTGGCCGCCCCCATTACAGTCGGTTGCGAGAACATATACAAGGCTTTAATACCACGCATTTTTGAGCCAGTCTTGCGGAAGTTGGTTAATTCTAGCGTTGTTGCGGCAGCTTGCTTGCTATCTACACCATTCTCAACTAAAGCCTTATAAGCGGCAAGCGCAGAAACTGTATCAAAGGTTTTATTATACCCTTCTAAAATATTGCCTACTTTCTCTAATTTGTTTGACAATGGGTTGTTTTCTTTTTTCAGTCTTTTTATTAAGTCGGTTTCTGTCTTATCTAAGTAAGTGCCATAGTTTGAAATACCTCCTTCTCTTAATAGCTGTTTAAGCATACGTTCTACCGGAACGCTATCACGCAATTCTTGTCCGAACCCTAATCGTTTTGTTGCGTTCCACACTTCTTTGTCAGTGAGTGCGTTTTTAATGGTATTGCGACCGATTTTATCCATTGTTTTGCTATCGACTAGACGATCGTTTTTATCGTAAAGTTTTTGCACTCGGATAAATTCTGATTTTTCCCAAGTGTCACGCAACATATTCATTGGGGCAAACGTAACCGTCCATTGAGTAACACCACGAGCATACCATCCTGTCGGCTTAGAAATAACTTTCAAGAAAGCGTTGGCGTGTTCAACGTTGTCATTACGCAATGATTCCATCACTTGAGTTGGCAATTCATACTCATAATAATCACTGCCCTCTTTACGGATAAGCACGTTGTCGCTTGAGCGTGTCAAGCCTTGCATTTTACGTTTGCTAATACCTAAATTTGCGGTTGCTTGTTCTCTTGCGCTTGAGTCTGAATATCCTTTATTTTTCAATAAAGCGACTTCTGTCTCAAACAAGTCGTCAATCTTCGCTTTAAATTCAGCAAAGCCGGCATAGGTGGTGGATTTACCGATTGACTTCCAAACAGCATCAATCGCATCTTCAGCCTCTGAGTTTATACGACCTTTCAATGCTTTATCTCGAGTTATATTAAGCGCATTTGAGCTGGCACCTGAGATAATATCAACATCTACATCAGCATTAGGATCACCAGTTAAAGGAACATAATGGCGATTTGATTTGTATTCTTGATATTCTGATTCAGTATATCGACCGCTTGCACGATCAATGTCTAATCTTGATTGATTAAGATCGTAAACCATCTCAGCAATTGATTCTAAATTAGATTTACTAATACGTTGTTCAGTATTCTTCATAATCAATTCAGCTTCCGGAATTGACCAACCTCCAGCGACCCCAACTTTAAAGCGATTACCTTTGTTTTTATAATCTGTGTTGTAAATATCAGACTTACGGTTATCGTATTGCTCTTTTGCTTTTAGATAAGCCTCATTTAAGCGACGAACTTCTACACTTGTACCGTTTTGTTTAGCGTTATCCAATAAGCGTTTTGTATCACGCATTACTTTTTCATCACGATTTAATAAATCAATGTTTTTCTCAATGGAATAGCGAGCCGAAATCCAGTTACCGACTAATCGTTTCATTGTTAATTCATCGATCGGATGTTTGCTTTTCTTGGTCTCTTTAGATAAAGCGGCAATTTTAGATAGGATAGGTTTTAAATACGCCTGTTCTAATTCTGAATTTAGTGCATCACGTTTACCCTTGGCGGTGTACATCGCATCTTTCAATCTGCGTTTTTCGTGATCTCGACTGCTCGTATTCCCTGTTTGATCTTCAAGATGCATTGAATCAATCCAGTCATTCACTGGGCGCAAGCTATCAGCGAACCATTCATCCACTTTGCCCACTACCCGATTAAAGCGCTCTTTAAATCCTGAGAAGTCTTTGGATTTTAAGTTATCCCATACACTAGGCTCACTGTCTGCTACGCCTGTCATTGCTAAATCAAGAGCGGATTGCATTGTATTTGCACGAGAGAATAAAATATCCCCACCACGCTCTTCATCTAATTGATTTGTCGCTTGCTTAATTGCTTCAATTCTTGATTTAGGATCAGTAGAATCATAGGTAAAGATTTTCACCCCTGATTTTTCCAATACATCATAGGCATTTTTAGCAAGATTATCAGGAACAACAGCACCAGCAAAGTTACTGAATTGTGTAATATCTTTAGCCTTGCCCTCAAAGTATTCAGTTGGCAACGCTTTGAGTTTATTCAAAAACGTATCAACCGCCATTCTATTTTCTTGAGTGTCTTTGATGCCGGCATAGCCAAATGCTTTTGAAGTGTTTTCATCCACCGCATTCCATAGCACATCGTAAATATCTAAAGTGCTTACACCTAATTTGTTCGCTAATAAATCTCCCTCTTTTTTAAGAGTATTTTTTGCAATTTCAAATTCTTCTTTAGATACGATTCGATGTTTATTAGCTTGAATATCAGCAATGGATTTAAACTTAGGCGTAACGGCCGCACGCACGTTAGGCATTCCATAATTAAATGATTCACCACCTCGTAAATCTTTTTTTAGTTTCTTCACAACATTTTCAATGGTATGCGCAACGTATTTATTGCGGCCATGACCATCTGTACCATTCCAAATTTTCTCTTTAACTGGTATGGTTTCAACGATACTATCAACATAATCACGGAAAGCATCATTATGCTCACTAACCGCTTTTCGCATATTTGATAAGGTTTCAGGTTGATCTAATACTTTTTTAGATTCCTGTAATTTCAATCCCTCTTTTACTCTTGATTCAGCAAATGTACGCACCGCATATTTATCCCCATCCAAGGCTTGTTTTGCACGAACAATAACATTCTTGAGCGATGGCGATGGAGATACTCTACCCTCAATATCTTTGATGTAATCCTTGATAAATTCTCTGAATAATCCCTCAAATTTATCCACACTTTCGATGGATGAAATATCTTCCTCGCTGATGCCGGCTTTAATTGCTTTTTGAATGGACGGATAATCAGCGTGTACGCTTTTCGGAATATCTTGATGGGCTTTTTTATACGGAATATTCTGCTCTTTTAAGAATTGATATTTAACGGCATCACTATCAAGCATAGCTTGTCTTGCGCCGGTATCTTCTAGACCTTGAGTAAAGTAATAATCAAAACTTCCATCTCCAACCTCTTTAGCAGCTTTCTCAAAACGGTTAAATAATACATTTTTATCTTTAGCTGAATACTCATAGCTAACTCGAGGATAGCGAGGAGAATAAATATCGCTGCCGAAAACTTGAGCTTTATTTACACCTTTCGGATCGATGTAATTGCGACTACCAATTAAAGTGACTTCGCCAAAGTTGGTCAATGGATTACTTTGTTTCGCCACTGCAACGGATGCAAGTGGTAAACCGCCCATTTTATCAGCGTGCATAATGCCGTCTGCTCTGATGTTGTGTGTGACAATTAAATCTCGTTGATATTCTGAATCGCCTTTTCTACTAAAACGAATATCATCATTCTCGCTTGAAAATACCCCCGTATTAGAGGATGCTGATTTAATTTGATTGGAGTTGAAGATAGCTAAGTTTTTAACTCCGTCCTCATTTACATAAAAACCATCAAATCCCAAATCTTTGATTGATTCAATGATTGTTCTATCCTCTATCCGTTGCCATTTACCTTTTTTTATTTCACTAACGGCGCTAGAACTCAATCCGGCTCTCGCCGAAAGTTTCCCAACGTGTTTTTTGTTAGTGTAATCAAAAGGATTTTTGGCGGAAATAAACAACGGCATAACATTTGCACCATCAGCAAGATCTCCACTATTTTGCGTTACAAACTTATCAACAAATTTCGGATCGTCAGATACAAAATGAACACCTCTATCATTGCTAAATACGTTAAAACTATTTAATGTGCCATGATAAACCACTAACGGCTCGCCAGTTTTAGGATTCACAACCTTGCTTGCATTTTCAGGATCGTTTTCCCAATCACCGAACCAGGCTTTAAACTCAGGCGAGCGAACTTGTTTCCATTGATGAAAAGTAAGTTCGGTTTCGCCATTTTCCTTGGCTTGGTTGTAGAGTTCTTCGGTGAGGTCTTCATTACGGCTAAAGCGTACGTTACCGCTTTCATTAAAATTTCCAACCGCACTTTTCTTAATATTAGCGACAAGATTCAATACATCCTCATCGGAGAATTGTGCGGCACGTTCGGCACCAAAGATTTTTGATAAGAATTCTTTAATTCGTTGTGCGGTCATTGCTAACCATGATTTAGTTGATTGTCTTTGACCTTTTTTAATCTCTACACCGTAACGGCTTTCAAGCTCATTCCATTTGCCGGTTTCGTGTGCGGCCATCACTTCTGCAATGGCCTCTTCAATCGCCACTGCACGATTGGTTGCGGCTAAATCATCTGTATTTTTACGTTGGACTTGAATCGCATCGGCAATTTTACTTACCATTTTATTTTTACCGACTTCAGTCATAAGGTTGTCATAAGTGCCTTTGTAGCCAACATTGATTCCTCGATGAGCCATTTCATGCCATGCAACGAACTGTAAGCGTTCGTCTTTGGTCATGGTTTTTGTCGCTTTAATGCTGTCGGCGACAATAGTGATTTTGCCTGTTTTTGGATTGAACCAACCCTCCACGTCAGAAGTAATTAAATTCTTCACGTCTTTTGGCGGGTTAGCAAAGGTGGTCACTTCGATATGCTGTGCGGCTTTACCAAAAGTTTTATTGATTATCGCTTGCACACGTTGAACTTCAGGACTAATGGAAGATTCTTGATTGTTTTTTGCGCTTTGATATTGACTTAAATCAGCTTCGGTCTTAATATTAGACACAGAAAGGTTATCTACGCTAGTGAGCGACGATGGCAATTGAAGCCCAGCAGTCCTAGCAAATTGATAACTTTTTATGGAGTTAGTTTCTGATAATGGTGATCGCAATTGAAGCGTAAGATTATCTAAGAAATTGGCTCCTTTTTTCTTATTCCAATAAAGCAAGTCATTTTCTAATCCGCGTTGAATTTGCGAATTATTTCGTCCATATACACTAGCAATATTAATTAATTCAATTCCTTGTGAAGTCTGCTTTAAATGCAAGGCTGAAACAACAGGCTTGTTGATTCCATTCACATTTTCCATTAACTCTGTTAAAACCACATAACCATTTTGCTGTGTGCTTGATTTCATTACTGCTACAGGATCATTAATTTGTTTTGGTAGCTGTTTTAATGTATCAGGTGTAACATTATGTTTTCCTAACATTATCTTTTTCAATACTGCACCACTGATCACCACATTAGCATCAGGAAGACCCAGCATCTTCAATACGCTAGGAGTTGTGCCAACATCAATAATTTGCGATGAAAACTTACCATTGGCTACATAATCCACTGCTTTCGCAAAATCAGAATCAGCCGATTCATTAAGACTTAATCGAATATCTTCATCAACATTCTTCGCTTGCTGCAATGAGCCTAATTTATCGAATGCCATATCACCAAAAATACTGGCTTGTGATAGATTGCCCTGTGTTTTAGCCTGATCGAAATATGCACCTAACACTTGCGCAATACGCTTGCCACTACGGCGATTTTCATCAAAGATGGTTAAGATTTCTCTTGCTTCCGGCGATAAATCCCCAACAAAATCTTCTTGAGCAAGATAATCATTGATTTTGTAACCTTGTGCATTGAGCTGATTGTATTTTTCTACCGCTTGAATAATTTCGTTGGAAATGCCCACGTCAGAAAGCACGCCTGAATTAATATCTTGCTGAGTTTGAGCCACTTTGGGTGCCAGTGCGGTTAGAGCATTAAGTACGTTTTTAGCTCCTTGGTCAGTATTCTCAATCAATCTTGATAATGTTTGACTATCGCCATAGGCTTGATAAAGCATTGCATTACGAATACGTTGAACGCCTGTTTGGCTCAAATTGCCTTTACTGTCTAATAATTCATTTCGGAGGTTTTCTGGCTGATTTTGAATAAATTGACGAATGAATTGCTGATTGTCAGTAGAATTAATTTCACTGTGTTCATCGGCAACAAAAGAATCCATACTTGGCAAGCGGCGAGCATCGACTTTCGCTTGCTCCAATTCAGACATACGCATTCCACCTTGCTCGTTGGAATTAATTGCGACTTGTGCAATATCTACTGGCGAAGTTAAGCGGCGAACAAGCACAGGGTTTTCCACGGCATCTAATTCAGCTGAATCAACACCAAAACGATCGGCATTATCTTTTAAGAATTGTCGATAACCTTCTGCACCGCCTTCTTGATAGGCTTGGCGAAGGGCCATTGAACGACCGTTACCAGCAATGATAGTTTTACCGTCTAAAGCAAGCAGTGGCGCACCAATATCCATAGTTGGACTTGCGGCCAATTTACGCGGATCTAAATTACGCGCAATGTTGTTAATTTGTGATTGGCTTGCTGTTCTGTCACGATCGCGGAATTGGTTGTCATCTTTTTGTTGCGTAGGGGAAAGTGTAGTCGCATCTACCACTTCATATTGGAAAGGCTGATAGTTTCCATTGCCCACATCAATTTCATCGCTCACGCCCTCAATAACTCCCTCACGACTCGTTGGTGCGATATTTGCCTCAGATTGTAGGTTGCTTGTCGGCGCATTAAAGTGCGGTTGATTTTCACCGTATTCTTTCGCTTTTTCAGCATAATCTTCTAGCCATTGGCGCATCGCTTTTCCATCTTGTGGATTGATACCATACTGCTGTGCAATATTGCGTACTTCTGTCAATGCTTTTTCTGTTACGTGATCTTTTTTCGCTTGTTCATCAGAAAAAACCATTGGCGTATCCATAAATTCATTCGCACGAGAAAGATTATTATTGCGAAATTGCCCTAAGATTGAGTGTAATTCAAGTGCACGTTCTAATTTAGGATCAACTTGGAAGGCAGAATTTACATCTTGAGCTTGCTGGGTATCTTCTCCAAAGAAGTCTGATTCAAATTTTGCTTTTGCTTGTTGCTGTGCCAATGCATCTTCCGCAGCTTGTCGCGCACGTGCATTAACAATACCGGCATTATTTAAAGCCTGAACACGACTTACAGAAACAAGATCGCTCAATTCCGTTGCACCTTGATTGAGCATATCTACGTAGTTTCTTAATTGACTATCTACCGCTTCATTACCAGTATCAATATGGTTGAGTAATACGCGTTTTTGTTTATTAAATACACGTTGTTCCGTATGTGCGTCCAATCCACCCATTGCCGAGCCAAACACGCCGCCAAGCACCGCACCATTGATAGCATTGTCAGCCATACCTTCGGTTAAATCTTTATTCGGATTGTAATAGTCTTTCTCTGCTTTATTTAGCGCATACTGTTCCGCAATACCTTGAACTGCTTCCGTCCCCCCCTCAACCATTGCACCTTTCAATAAACCACCTTTGATGGTTTTCGCTGCGCTACTTAGCCCTAAAAAACCACCACCAAGACCGCTTACAGCATTTGTCACTAAGTCAGTAGCGATTGCGGTCGGATTTAGTGCGGCTGCACTCCCCACCTTATCAGCAAAGGAGGATTTAGCTAAATCATAAATTTCCTCAACTGTTTTGCCTTTGCCTTCTTCACTATCAGCAATCTCATAATACGCATCAGAAAATTGGGGAATTTGCGCAAGCTGTTCATTGCTCATACCCATCACTTCATCGCGTTTTTGACCGTAACGACTGCCACCCGACATTGCGGACATTACAGCAGTCACGCCAACCATATTCCAGTATTTTTGAGGAATACCACGTTTAGCGGCTTGTTCTACAGCTGTTTTCCCTACTTGTTCAGCCGCTTCTTTTTTCAAGAACAATTTACCGGCTTGTTTCACACCGAATGTGGCGACTTTACCCGCACCAAGTGTTAAAACGGTATCAAGATTTTGACCAATCAATGAGCCAAGATTACCAGCCCACCAACGAATATTGCGCACACCTTGATCTTCTCCATCGAACGCATTTTGATTAAGCGCAGTTTTCATTTCATCAGACATAGTTGCAAGGTTTTCATCCGCACCTTTTGCCGCCCAATCGCCCACATCGTGCAACCAATCCATTCCAGTTAAAGCACCTAAACCATGCGCAATGTCGCTCGCCCCCTTCCAAGCCCCCATTTGTACCGCATCAATGGTATCTGCAACCAATCCTTGTTGCTCAGGCTTTTGCTCAGCCATCGGCATATCGACATAAGCACTAGTAATATCATTTTTCTTTTTACCACTTGGATTGCCGGTCATAATGCCGATCATGTTGTCATATTCTTTCTGCGGGAGGTAAAAGTTACTCATTTTATTTGCCCTTAAATTGGTGATAAAAAAAGACCGCACTTTTTAAGTTGCGGTCTGTTATTGATCTAATCCGTAGTTACCAGTTGGATTAACTACTGGCGCATTTTTCAATGCCACTTCCGTCTTGAATTTTTCCAAGTCTGCGGCTTGTTTACCTGTTTGGAGTTGAATATCGGTAGTGAGTTTCGCTGTTCCTAATTCCTTGTCTAAATTCAATCTTGCCTGTTGCGATTCTTGATGCATTTGGACTTCTAGGACTTTAATTTCAAGTTCTTTTTCACGAATCTGTACTTTCATTTGCTCGATCTGTAACTGAGCTTGTGTACGCATTTGCTCTAACTGCATTTCGTGCTGTTGTTTTTGTTGCGCGATCTGCATTTGCATTTGAACTTTAAGGATTTCAGGATCTTGTGGTTGCTGTGCCTGCGCTTCTTGTATTTCCTGAAGTTTTTGTTCGTACTCTTCACGTGGAATTAGCATAGTCTGCGTTCCCATACTCATAGACTGCATGAGAGTTTTCGCACCATCGTACCAATCAAACGCATACATTAATTGCGGATGCTGACCAAATTTTTGGAAAATATCGATGATTTGTGCGGTTTGGGTTTCTTTCACAAGTAAAGCTGACGTGCCACGTGCTACAACTTGCATATCACCTTTAATGGACGAATCTTCACTCATATTCATATTGTACTCGTAGAATCGACGAATCAGCGGTTTAGTCACCGAATCATCCCATTCTTTCACTTGACGACGACGCACCGCATTAGCAGCATTCATCAACATAGACATACCGCCAAGCGTAGGCGTTACCTGTCCTTGTTCACCTTGAGCAATCATTGGTAAACCACTTTCTTCATCCATAAAAGATTTAGACAGTTGAATAATATTAGCTAACTCTTGCTGACGACTACCAATATCAAAGATGCCAAATGCACGTTGCGCTTCAAATTGAGCATTAGCGGTTGCACGGTCATTAGTTTTCCATAACTTATATGGTGCAAGTTCCCAGTTCCCATCCACTGGTGTTAGTACACTACTATTGACTACTGCTTGTGGCCCAATTCCTAAAATTCCGTTATCAATCATTCCACGCCAAGCAGTATTGAGTATTTCTTGTGCATCACGGCAAAGGTAAGGAATACCAAAACCAAATAGGCAGCAAACATCAGGTTCACAGGTATAAACTGAATAAGGGAATTCAGCTGTATCAAGTGGATTGAGGTTTACACTCAAGATTTTACCGTTGCCCGCCATCACAATTACACCTTCAATTTCTAAGTTGGCAGCACGTGATTCTTCATCATCAGGAATATTTAACTTGTTGTCTTCACCTAACAATTCATTTGCACCTGACAACACATTTAACGGAATCCCACCGTGATAAGTCCACAACTCATAGCGGTTATCCTTACTTTGTGTTTCAAGCCCAGAAAGTGTTCTTAGTGTATCGACATAGCCATCCATATCATTGCTTGCCGTACGCGTATCCCCACCATCAAGCTCACATAATTCCAATACGCTTTCTTTCAAGTAGTACGGATTTTTCGCAAGCGCCTGTAATTGTTTTTTAGTCACATGGCTACGCTCAAACACAAACTGACAATCTTTGAGCGTTGGCGCAGTCATATCTGGCACAAAATCCCACGGAAGAACTAAACGAACGGCTGGAATTGTTTTATTGACAATTTCTCCCACCCAATTCCCTAAACTGTCTTGTTTCCATGCTTTGGATTCCACAACATCCACCACAGGCGCACGTAAAATACCAGTACCAAGCGCTGCTGCATAATGTAAACATAAACGCGCTTCTGCCGCATAGTCGCACTCTAATAACTGATCATCAATTAGCTTTTCCATGGCTTCTGCACTTTCTTTGGCCTGTTGCATAATGGCACGTGCGTTGGAAATTTGATTGCGCAAATTCGGATCGTCAGTGTCAGGCTGTTTTGCAATATTCGTAATTTCTGGCATTGGTGTTGGGCTGATTCCGTAGTTTTTATCATCGCTAGGGAAAAGCATATCTGTCATTTGCGCTGTCCACGAATCTGTTTTCGCACGAGTGTAGCCAACAAAAACTTTCGATTTATTGGTTTTAATACTTTCTTCATATTGGTTGCGATACTGATACATATCTTTCACCCAACGTTGCACGATCGGTTGGCGTTGCTTTAAATGTTCTAATAGCTTGACCTTTAGATCTGCCCCAAAAGCGGTGATAGCTTCTAGAATTGCGGATTGTTCTTCTGCCATTTTTAATATCCTGTGATTGAGCTGATAGCTTGGTGTGGTTTAACGTTGATGATTTGTTGTTTGAATAAATCAGGCATAGCGCCTAAACATAAATATTGGTTTGCATCGTGTGGATGTGAATAGCGATTTTTATCGGGCATTTCCGTATATTTTTCTTCACCGCTAATATTTAACTGGCGATAGGCATAACCTGTTTCATAGCCTTTAATTAAAACTCGACAATGCGGGCTGATAATCATCGCAGGTTGCCCCTTTCCAACCAAACGAGATAACCACCAGCGCACCGCTTCTAATCGTCCTGTTGTATTGTTCGTATCTGCTGGACGTGCATTGAATCCGTTTTCTAACAAAATTTGAAAACAGGTTTTTTCATCTGTTTGCGCACGTTGAACGCCAGCCGGATCACCAATCACTTCCACTTCGCAACCAGTATATTTGGAGCGAATTAAAGGCGATAGCTGATCTTGAATGAATCGCTGAATCCCCATTCCTGTCGCCACAACTTCATCGGTAATACGTAACTGACCGATAGGTGAGACTTGACCGATAATTGCAGCTGGCGTTAAACCAAAATCAAGACCGATAAATGTTGGCCAGCCTTTAATAGGTAATAATTTGTCTTTCGAGACGTGTAAATCTTTGTTGAAGTGATCCATATAGACGGGTTTGCCTGTTTGAACGGTCGCAAATTCGTTGCAAATGCGAGATTTAATCCAACTCAATGTTTGTCCTTGAAGGTTATCAAACCAGTAGCCATAGCCTTTTTTATGGTTTTCTACGTTTTCTGCTAACGGATTAGCGACAAATCGGTGTCCGTGATAGTCAACGTATAAGCCATTTTCGATATTAGCTTTAACTCCATTAGATAACGATTCAAACGGAATGCCTGTAATATCAATTAACGCCCCAGGCTGTGTAAAGAACGCCCAATTCTTAGGCGTAAGGCTTTCCCCTGTTTCTTCATCGAGTGCCATTTCAAAGGTATGCCACCAGTGATCATCATCAGGTGAGTTGGTATCCATAATCATGCCATTCCACGTTGCACCATCGAATCCTTCCGAAACTCGCTTTTCAGGAAAACGACCAGTACGTGTTACCGCTTCTGTTACCAGCATCACTGGTAAGAATTGAGCTTCATTGATCCAAATACCAGTCAATTCAAGTGACATTAATTTTTTTACATCGCGCGGTTTATCCATTGAAAGAAACATAAATTCCGCCTCTACCATGGTTTTACCGTCAGGGTGATTGATTTTCATCATGCCACTGATAGGACTGTCATATTTAATCGGACAAATACTTTCAGGAATCCACGCTTGAAAGGTCTTGATTACCGTGCCTTTTAATTCAGGATAAGTGTTTCGCACACAAGCCCAACGAGTACGGCGCACACCGTCAGCATTCGCTTCTTGATTTAAGCAAATTCGGAACATCTCCATAACGCAACCTACGGATTTACCACTACCAATCGGGCCACGAATCGCTTTCACTAATGCGTTCGATCTATGTACTCTACGAAATGTAGCAGAGGCGCGATAATTAATCTTCATTGCTTTCCTCGTCATCGTAGAAGTCAATGGCATATTCGACTTTGTATTTACTTGCCGCTTTTGCACCAAGCTCTTGCGCCAATTTATCGGCTTTAAGTAAGGTTTCTTTTGTTTGCGCTTTTCGTAATTCAATCGTTTCAAGCGTAAGCGCAATATTATTGTTAGTATGGTTTAAGCTCTCAATACGAGCCACAGCGCGGTCTAGTGCATTTTGAGCAGAATGAATAAGTTTATGGATAATTTCTTTATCCTCTGCCGTTTTGCATCGTTCTAAATCAGCAGTAAACTTTTCAATGCTTTCAATGGAGGAAATAGCCCGTTGGCGCATTAAGTCGATTTCATCTTTAAGGCTAAAATCAACGACAACATCAAAGGCAGATTTGTCCTTGAAGAATCGCGCATAACCGCCATGAATTATCGGTCTCCCCTCTAAAACTTTCGCAGTTTTTTTCGCGGTTTCATTTGCGACATTCGCACTTTTCGCAGTTTTATTCGCACTTTCGCAGTTTGTTTCGCAGTTTTCCTCTAAATCTTCTTTATTTTCAACAACTTCCGATTTGGTAGTTTTATTCGCACTTTCGCAGTTTTCAAAGATCGTTTCAGGCTTTTTGATATATCGTTTAGCACTGGCAAAGTTCAACCCTTTCTTCCTGCACCATTCCATTACGGATACACCAGTCTTGGCGTAAGACTTGATATATTCGATTTGTAGTACGTTCCAATCTTTTTTTGCCATAAACGAGATATAAAAAAGCCCGTGGTTAAACGGGCTATTGATTTCTTTGTTGGTTTACTAAACAATTTGCCAGTCTTCAGCAAGTACATCAGTTTGACTTGCTAACCATGGGACTAATTTGTTATCGGCAGTCTTCATCGCGATGAAATCATTCCAGTCAGGCTCACCTTCATATTGCCCAAACCCAAATTTAGTTCCTTTTGCAATTTCTTGCCCAGCTACGAGGAAAAGGAACATTCCTTTACCATTCCAGCCGGTGCGAGCGACTGATTTCCCTGCTTTTAATGCCTTAATAGCATCACCAAAATTTAGTTTTTCAAACATTTCATTTTCCTCTTGTAAAAACGACCGAACTTACTCAGTCTTGATAACTAAATTACTTACTTAATTTCTCAACATGAAAATTCACAAACATTGCGTAAAAGTACTCGCATTAAAATAGCTACAGCACTTGGTATTAATCTAGTTCCATTTATCCCCCTTACAGCCCATATATAGCCGATTAAACTACTTACTTAACTTTTCGATTTGCCACTCACGGATTTTATCAATCCGATTTAGACAGACATCACGTTCGCGTTTGAGGATTACGGCATATTGCGCTACCTCCCCATAAGTTGCACCGCTAAATGATGTTTTATCTAAGTGAGCGAGATATGCTGCTGGAATAGTTGGATATGTGATGATTTGCGGTTTATTTGCGCAAGAAGTTAAGCAAGCTAATAGGAGCAACGGCATTATACGCATTGCTTTGTTTATCGCTGTTTGGAATTGAATTGATAATCGCATTTTGTTCCTCTCTCGCTTCGCTTTCAGCCTTGGATAATTCAAAGGTGATGCGTTGATTTTCAGCAACATCCGATTCTAATTGGGTGATTTTAGTGGATTGCTGAATGATGGTTTCAGCTTGTTTTGCCTTTGTTGCTTCCAAGTCTTCAATAACGCCAGACTGGTAACGCAATGCGCCAAACAAAACCACTACAACAGCCCCTAACGCTATGTAAATGTACTTAGTCATTATCAGTTACCATTAATGCTCGATAGAGCTTGCAACGCTCATCAATGCCATTTAATCCACCATTAATTCTTCGAGTTACTTTCTCTACAGAATTAAGGTCCGCCAATTCACAGCATTTCCAATACCAAATGGCAGTTTTAACAGATAAATCTAAATTGCTTGCCACATCTTCTGGCTCAATGTCTCTACCTAACCATTTTCTAAATGCGGCATAATTATCCTTACCTGTAATCTGAATCAGTCCACGACCACGATACTTCCAGCCATCTCCACTTTTCTCATCGCCATTACCTAAACGATTAGCATAAACACGATTAGCAATAAGTTCAGGCTTACGCTCATATTTCTTCGCTGTAAGTGAGTCTGGGAAATATTTACGAAAAGTTTTAGAAAGCCCAAGCCAAGAATAATTTAGATTTTCTTTAAATCTTGTAAATCCGCCACTTTCGTGTCCACATTGCGCTAGAAACATCGCTTGCTGCATCTTAGTTACACAACCTGCTTTTTCTATCTGTGCTGAAATAGCTTGATAAACACCTTTAACTGCGTGCGGAAAAATTTTATTGAATGTCACTTCGGAAATCATCATTGTCATCTTTTTCAATTCTCCGATTAATGAATTTAAATAAAAACTCGCGAATTTTTTCAGTACCAACAAAACCAATCATCGTACCGAGAAATGAAGAATATTCTGTATGCCCAAATAAATGTGTACAAATTGGCACCGCAACACCCGCAATAGAGGCACACATAGCCGCATCAATTAAAACATAACGAATAGCTGGCTTTTTACGCATAAACCCAAATCTTAAAAGAGAAATAAATAACGCCCAAAAAGCACTCTGTGCTGAGCTAGAACTAAGATTTGTTTGCAACCAAGACCATATTAACGCCCACACATCAGGCTCTTTGATTGGCATATATTTTCTCCCACCTGTTTTTTAGGCAATAAAAAAAGCCCACGTATTAACGTGAGCTTGTGATATGGCAAAGGCGTAAGGATTTGAACCTTAATTAACGGTTTTGGAGACCGCCGTCTTACCATTAGACTACGCCCTTAGAATGAAGATAACTTGATCGGTTTAGTACTACGGCAAACATCAGAGGTTATCCCACTGTTATGGTATGCCAGCTTACCCCACAATTAGCGAGTTATCTTACGTAATCATGGAGTCTGATGAACCGGCAATAAAAAACCGAGATGTATAAACTACACCTCGGCTATTATGGAAAATTCTAGTGCAGTTTTTGACTAATGTCAATCTGCTTTACGGTTGAACGCCTTTTTAAAAATCTACTCTAATGGCTTTCGGGTCAAAGTGGCGCAAGTGTTCTAATGCTCGCCAGTTTGTCATTGGGTCAATCTCAAACTCTTGTGTAATGCGGTTTAAGATTTTGTTTGTTGAGCGTAATACACTTAAATATTCGTAAGCCTGTCCGTAGATTTGCCCGCTCATATTTGAGCCTAGCGTCTTAAAGGCTTTTTCGATGTATTGGAATGTGCCGACGCCACGTTTGAAAGCAAACCATAACCAAATAAGCTGTTGGAGTTCGTACTCAGTAAATTCAAAACTGAATTTCTTTTCACTGCTAGGCAATTCAGCCTCAGTGATTAATTCCCCTTCTAAAATTATCTTGTGAACATACTCTACCGCTTGAGGTAACTGCTCTAATGTCAAATCTTCGATGCTTTCCACATTAAAGCGTTGGTGGATTAAATGATAGGCATCGGAATAAATTAATCCCTTTTTGCTCACGAGCATATTCACGGCATTGCGTAGGCCTGTTCGATCATCTACTGTGGTTTTACGTTCTGCTTTACCATTAAACCAATAATCATGTAACGCTTGGTAACACTCTTTTTTGTATTTGATTAATGTGTCACGGATTTCTGGTTTACAACGATTAATATCAATACCAAATAACCAACCGTTTAAGTATTCGATTGGTAAGCAAATCATATTTTGGTTGCCGCCATTAGTAGGTGTGATCATGACGATCATACCTTGAGAAAGAACTTCATCACGTTTGATACGTAATACTTGAGGTTCCCATGCAAGACCAATATTTTCACAAATTGGCTTCATAGCAACATAGTGATTGCCATTTTGTTCAACGGTAATTAATGACTGATTGTTGAATGAAATTGTTTGGGTTGAGATTTGATTAGCCATTTCTGACTCCTGTTTGATGTTTCTGAAAAAATTTGACCTGATAGGGTCGCCAAGAGGTTCAGAAGTCGCAAACAGTCGACCGGGATTATTCCCCTTTCGGGTATTTTATTCTCCGCCCTCTCGGCATAGATAAGATGGGTTATGCGTAATGAATGTTTAATGGCAATAAAACAAACAAGGTTACTAAATTTCACGCATAAAAAAACCGCTATGCTATCGGGTGCGGAATTGCCGCTGTTTGTAAGGTTTCTGACGCCTTGATAAAAATAATAATGAAAAAAGCCTGCTTTGTAAACAGGCTTTATTCTTATCTTGATAAATTTCTACACTTACCTATTCCAATAGTCATGTTTGAACCGCCATTGGGATAGATATTGAGTAGTGATTAAAAAAATTAAATACCATTGATACAAGCAAAGAAAAACCAAACAATAGAAAAATCTTTTTCATTCTACTCTCCAAATAACTTGTTCACTTCCCATTGCTTAATATCAAAATCTGTAGGAAATTCAAAATTGACACTTTTCATTGTATATGGTTCGGCATTTACATCAATTCTAATAATCAGCTCTGAAATTTGCTTTTCTAACTCGGCTAAAAACAATTTTTTAGCTTCCAAATATACCCAATCTACACTTTTATCCTTGTTTTCATCAGATATACGCCAATAAATATCTCGGAAAAGAGTATTTTTTGCTAAAGTCTCGTTAGTAGCATCCTTGTAGCGATTTATATCTTCAATAAATTTAATCTCTATCTTTCTTATCTTCTTATCTAAAGGATTATAGAACCGAAGATTCATCCATGTGTTCTCATCTGGATAATATCTCGATACGGTCTTTTTTCCATCTATATTATGTATTAACTGACGATACTCATCATCAGTGAGAGTAGTGCCACTTTTTTTCATACTACCCTTTGTTGATCTGTTTTGAAAATCTGACTCCACCTTATCATATTGAGCTTGCAACAAGTCATATTTATACTTCCATTCCATAAATATCGGTGAATGCGTTTTCTTTATTTCAACTCTAGACTCTCGGTAAAATTTAGACATCTGTTTTGCATCACTGAGCTCAGTGTCTCCCCCTCCCATCGCTTGGAATGAAATGAAAAACAAGGGAAGTGAAAGCAAATATTTCTTCATAAAAAAACTCCCATAGTTATTTTTTTAATTATAAGAGCTTTATTATTTTTCATCTGTGATCTTACTCACAAATTTAAAAATCAATCAGAAATTTCTTTATTTAATCTCTGCTTAATCACACTTTCCGCACCACTCATATCCTCATAGCAATGGCGTTCAAAATCCACTACAAGCGCGTTGAGATAGCGTTTAAAGTAAGCCTCAGTGCAATCAATAGACTTCATCAAGTGATAGATATTGGCGCGTAACTGCCCTTTTCCGCGACACTCAGGACATTCACGTTTTTGCACTCGCCCAACTACCCCCGTTCCACGGCAACGTGGACAAGTATTTGATTTACGCAATTCATTAATTTCACGGACTCTTAATTGACGCGCTTCCGCACCATTAATCGACAAACCATTTTCTTCGGCAATTTTATTCACCTTTTCAATCGTTGGGAGATAAGCATATTGCGATCGGAGGTATCGTTTTCTAAGCGCTTTGATGTGTTTAATTTGGCTTGGTAAGGGCAGATCGCAAACCATATCAACTACGCATTTCATCGCTTCCGATGAGTGTTCAGGGAATCCGCGATCCTCGCACCAGCTTTCAATATAACTATTCACAAATTCACGCGAGAATGGATCTTGGCGATATTTACACATCAACAAGTGATAGCCGAACATGTATTCGCTTTCTGCTTTGGCAAAAGCGCAAATAATTTGATCTTGATAAAGCAACGCAGCACCACCGCGGCCCACAGTTTCCACACTCACGCATTTAGGATTATGTAATTTCACCAACAATTCGATTGATTTACTCATTTTCAAGCCCTCTAATTTTTACTACAACCATTCCACCTTTTTTGGTTCCGCAATTTTTACTGCGAAAATCTTTTATCACTTTGTTGTTGTCGTCTTGTATTAATCCTGAGGCGACTAAACTATCGAAAAGCCCTTTGTTTATATTATCGGGATCCCGATTTCGGTTATCGGGATAATAAACTTCAAGATGCACTGCAACTGCACCGATAAATGGATTGAATTGTTGTAAAATTTGCAATGCTTCGGCTTTAAATTTTCTCCCTGCTTCGCTGATATAATGCCGTCCGCTTCTTGTGTGTCGCCAATAGTGATTGACTGATGGCGGGTAAGGTAAGGCAATCTCTAGCCAATCACTCATAACTTGCCCTCCTTGCGCAAAATTTGCTGTGTTCGCAACACACCTTCAGCATGTGCTAGGCGGACATCTTCAGCATCCATTTTTCTAGTTCTACGATCACATTCATCATGGCAAGATGAGCATGCCCAAGCACCAAAAATATCATCGGGCTTCATACCAACTCCATTTAATCCTGCCATACGATAATGTGCTAATACGGTCGTTTCAGGATTATGATTACAAATACCAGGCAACCGCACTTGACACTCTCTCCCTTTCGCTTCTTTTCTCAAATTACTCATTATCCAAACACCATCTGAAAAATTACCCAAACTGCCACAATCCAAAGCACGATTTTTAACTCTAGAATCTCGTCATCATTTAAGCGTTTCATTTAAAGCCCCCATCTATCGTTAAACCTCACGCCATTTTGCACGCCCCAGCTGGTCACATACTCGATTAGGCTTGCCATTCGAGACACACTCATTTGAGCTGAACTCTCACGAATATTCACAAATTCCCCCTCAAGACCTGGCACAACATCCACTTTTTGATTTGTGGCGATTGCGTGACCCGAAATAAACAACACTTTCCACTGCTCCATTGTGAGCTTACGCCCCATAAATTCCGCCTGATTTGCCACATCTTGGCACATAGCGTGAAACTTGGCGTTTTGCTCAAGATTCCGTGTTATTGGTTGGATTTTGACTACCAACGGCTTTTTATCGTCTGTTGGCAATTCTTTGATAAACTCAACGCAATTCAACCGCACTTGGTTTGAGCGAAGGAAGAATTGTTTTTTAAATTCCATATCCACCGCACTTTTTAACAAAATCAAGGCTTACTGAACGTGTGACAAAGTCTTCCATTGTTGGATCAAAGACTACGACCATTTGTCCTTTGCTATTCCCCTTGATTTCTTTTCCTGTTACAGGGTTGATAAATGCAATTCGACCACCTGTAATATCAATCACTTCATTTGCCACGCCTTGAATATGGTTTTGATACCATTGAGTAGATTTATCATTGTTGAGTAACATCACGACCAAATAACCGGCATCACATAATTCTTTTGCGCGTTGTAGATATGGTGTAACGTTGGAATAAGGTGGATTCACATAGATTCTTAACGGATCCGAACAACGTTCTGAGACTTCATCCAACAATACATCTAACATTTGCTCAATCGGCATTAGAAAGTCATCTGCGATTGATTGATGCTCATCATTATCTGAGTTAGGTTCGCCGATATAGTGACATGTCAAGGCGTTGTTGGCTGTTGCACAACCATCAAGATCGAACCAACCGAAACGTTGAGATAGCCATTCAAAGACATAGTGCGGTGTTTGCCATGTATCTTTATCAAATTGTTGTCCTGTCATTGCAATGCCCCTTTCCCTTTCATCATTGCCATCAAGCTATCTCGCGCTTTATCAGCCTTCGCTTTATCGTAAAAACTTGGCTTTGCTGGAATCATCTTCGGAATATCCTCAAAAGGAAAATTCGACCGCACTTTTTCCGCCGCTTCTGTGAGTAATTTCGGAATAGTTTTCAACGTGTCCTCTTCCGATTTTTTCTTGCACTTTTCGTACAGATTTTTAAGCAACCAAAATTCCATTTTTGAACGATATTGAAATTCATCCCGATTGAATCGGGCATAGCCTAAGAAAGTTTTATAACGCTGGTATAATTCCGCTTCGTTCGGTAAGCCCAATACGTGGTAGTCCAGAACTTTGCATGCTTGAATAAATTCACCGACACTTGGCAAATATCCATTTGGCTTAGCACGCATTTCCGCCATACCTCGTTTAACTTGTGTTATTTTTGTAATTCCATTTTCAGCAAAGCCTAAAATCCACTGACGTTTTACTACCTGCAATCGCTCTAGAGTGAGGTTGAGCAACTGAGGGCAACTAGCGCAAAGTTGGTCGAACAACGTATCAATAAATTTCTCCACTTGTGGTGATACACCTTGATGTAATGATTGATTAGTTAATTGGTTCACAGTACATTCTCCCAGTCTTCAGGACGATTCCACGGCAACGCATTTTTTTCTTCAAAACTCATTTTTTGCGCTTGGGATGTTCGCAGTTTCTCATCACGCCAATCCCATGATGCGTTAAATCCCTGCCAGTTTCGTTCAATGCAAATTTCCACCGCTTCACAAATCGAAATCCCAGCCTTGTCCGCCTGTTTTTGCAGACGGTTGAGTTGCGTTTGATTAATTACGCCCTTTTTGGCTTTGCGGTGTGCGATAAAATCTTTCGCCAGTTGTCCTGTTATGCCAAACTGCTCAAGCAACATTTCGGATTCGCTTTTTTGCGTAGTTTTTTTAGGTTCATTGACTGGTTCTAAAGAGTGACTGGTTATGGGTGAAATATTTTCACTACCCCCTAGTGCAAAATTTTCACTACCTAGTGAAATATTTTCACTACCCAGTGCAAAATTTTCACTACCTTGTTCAAGGTGTAAAAAGTATAAATTTGAGATGGAACCATCTTTATTTTTACGTTCTTTTTTGCTTACTAATCCCATTTTGATTAAATATTCAATGTGATTGATTGCACTACGTCGGGTCATCTCGCATTTATCGGCAATGTATTGATAACTTGGGAAACAAATTCCATCATCATTGGCATTATCAGCCAGTTTTAAAAGCACAAGTTTTCTAGCAGGATTACCAACCTTACAATTCATTGCTTGAACCATTAATCGCATACTCATAACATCAACTCCGAAGCATAACGTGACGCAATAAATTCAATGCCTTTGCTTGTTACACGTGTCTGTGTGTAATTGTGACCGTGTTCAGCGGTACCTGTTTTAACCGTAAAAAGATCTTTGGTGCGTGCCGATTGATAAGGCAAAAGCACGCCAGATTGACGATACAAATATTTATCTTCCACCAAGCGATTGACTAATGCACGCTCAGGCATTTTT